AAAATCATATTGTGCACGTAGTGGTGGCATGGGCGGTACTACAGATAGATGTAGTGCTAACTACTGGGCAAGACGAGATTGGGATTGCTAAGTGTATCCTGTTTACAATAAGTTTTATTATAAACCCTTGCCAGATTGTATAGAAGTAAAAAAAAGTCCTATTGAAGGGTTTGGGTTGTTTGCAATACAGAACATAAACGAAGATTTTGATATAGGTATGTCACATATTAAAGTGCCAATTATAAAAGGTTACATAAGAACCTCAATAGGTGGCTTTCTAAATCATTCAGAAGATTCTAATTGTTATCTAACCGAAGAATTAGATTGGGATGACTATAGAGTTTACAACGTAATAACATCAAAAAAAATTAGTGTTGGCGAGGAGCTTACGCTAAACTATCATTTGGATGGTTTAAATTATGGCTAAAGCAAAAAGTAAAGGTAAAATTTGTCCAGAAGGTATAGCTTGGGCTAAAAGAACCTTTGATGTTTATCCAAGTGCCTATGCAAATCTTGCTGCGTCTAAATACTGCAAAGATCCAGACTACGCAAAAAAATCTAAAAGAACTAAAAAATCTACTGGTGGACCTGTGATTAGAGGTCAAGGTATTGTTATGAAAGCTCGTTTAAGATAATGGGTCAGCTTCAACAATGGTTAGATGAGGATTGGGTTAGAATTGGATCTGACGGATCTATATTAGGATCATGTGGTAGCAAGAAAGAAGCAGAGGGTAAACCTAAATGTTTACCACGTAAGAAAGCTGAAGGTATGTCAAAAGAAGCTAGAGCAAAACTTGTAGCACGTAAAAGAAAAAAAGATCCAAATCCTAATAGGAAAGGTAAACCAATCATGGTTTCTAATAAACTTAACGGTGGTGGTCCTGTAGTAAAAAAAACAATACGCGGACAAGGAATTGTTATGAGTAATAGATTAAGATAGAATAATATTATGGCAAAATTAAAAAACCCAAAAAAAGCAGATTTAAACAAAGATGGCAAAATTAGTTCTTATGAAGAAAAAAGAGCTGTAGCTATTGAAAAATCCATGGCAAAACAAAATAGAATTAAAAGAGCTAATGGCGGTTCTATAGCAAAAGGTTGTGGAGCAGTCATGGATCAAAAAAGAAAAGTTACTACATTTAGTTAGGAGAAACTATGTCAAACAAAGATAAAAAAATGGAAGCTAAATTAAAAGCTAGACAAAACGCAAAAGTTAGACCAGATGAGCCAGTAGAAGAAGATCGTATTTACCTAAATATGCCTAAAAAGAAAGCTCCTGCTAAGAAAAAAACACCTGCAAAAAAAAGCAGTACAAAAAAGAGTAAATAATTATGTTTAAAAGAACTAAAGGTTACGCAATGGGCGGTTCTGTCAAAGGCACAAAATACATGGCTAAAGGCGGTGCTTCAAACAAAGGAACTAAGTATATGGCAAAGGGTGGTGCTTCAAATAAAGGCACTAAGTACATGGCTAAAGGTGGAGCATCAATGAAAGGAACTAAATATATGTCAAAAGGCGGCAAAGTTTAATTTGCACCTTAAATGTCATATTTAATTTCTAACATACCTCAGTTTAAGTGTTGGGTAAGAAAAGAATTTACAGCCAACCACAGTAATTATCACGGAGAGTATCTACACGCTCTCGTTATAGGTGTTAATACTATTCCAGATAGATCTTTATCATTTCAAGTGGTTTTTACTGGATGTGAAATAGACAATGAAGAAGATGCACCAAATGTTCATGGTGGTGCTATGTGGGCAAGAATGCCAATTCAAGGATTAGTAGCTGACATACCATTAGAAGAATGGCCTACTGCTATGGAAGATCATTTAGCTCAACCTTGGGATTGTTTAAGTCATGATCACTCTGTTGTAGTTTTAGATAGAGTAAGTTCATCACCCTGGCTTTGTAAAATAGGTGGTGAGTTTCACATGGGTAAATATTTGTTTACTGTAGATTACACAGAAAACTCTATTGCTGATGATCCCGCTCAACATAAACAATCACATGTGTTATATTTAACAGATGCTGGTGAATATACTGGTAATTTTGTAGCTTTACCTAATAATAGAGTAAGAGCAACAAATCCTGCTTTATGGCGTGTAGGTGAAGGAGCACCAGACTTTATGCCTTCACAATGGACACATTCAGCAGAACAACATGAAAGTTATATAGATCCAAACATAACATTTGATAATTTGTATAACCAAGAGGATAATAAATAATGGCACTATCAGGTAGCACAAATTTTGAACCAAACGTAACTGAGTTTATTGAAGAAGCTTATGAACGCTGTGGTTTGGAGCTCAGAACAGGTTATGACCTAAAAACCGCTATACGCAGTGTAAACCTTATGCTAGCAGAATGGGCGAATCGTGGTTTAAACCAATGGACTATAGAACAAGGTACAGAAACAGTTGTTGAAGGGCAAAATGATTACCCACTTAATGCAAATATTATTGATGTATTAGGTGTTGTAATACGTAGAACAATTAATAATATACCCACAGATATAAGCTTAAATAGAGTAAGTAGATCTGAGTTTATTAATATTCCTAACAAAACAACACAGTCTAGACCATCACAGTTCTTTTTTGATAAGTTATCTACACCAGTACTAAAAATATGGCCTGCTCCTGAGAACAGTACAGACGTTCTTGTATTTAACAAAATAGTAAGAATGGATGATGCAGACAAAGCTACAAACACTATGGATATGCCTTTTAGATTTTATCCTTGTTTTGTTGCAGGTTTAGCTTATTACTTATCATTAAAAAAGAATCCACAGCTTACTCCACAATTAAAAGCTATATACGAAGAAGAGTTCCGTAGAGCAGCAGACCAGGATGAAGATAGAGCTTCATTTAGAGTAAGACCTTACACTAGGATGAATTAAAATGGCTTACGCCCAAGGTAAGTTTGCTCGTGCTTTATGTGATAGATGTGCGTTTGAATACAAACTAAGTGAATTAAAAGAAGAATGGAATGGTGCAAAGGTTTGTTCTGAATGTTATGAGCCTAAACATCCACAGTTGGAACCACTTACTGCCAAAGCAGATCCAGAAGCACTATACAAACCAAGACCTAACAACGATCAAGAAGAAGGCGAAGGTTTTGTTGTGGTAGTAAATTCAAATTTATATAAACCAGATTTTATGAATCCCTCTACGCTTCCAACAAACTTTGTAGTGCCAAAGATGACAGGTGGATTAGGTGAGGTTACAATAGTTATAACATGACACTAGCAGAGCTTAAAACATTAATACAAAACTACGTACAAAACTCAGAAACTACTTTTGTTAATACGTTAGATGATTTTATTAAAAATGCAGAAGATAGAATATTTGAGTTAATTCAATTAGATTATTTCCGTAAAAATGTAACTGGAACATTGACTGCTGGTAACACTTATTTAACAGCTCCTAGTGATTTTCAAATGTCTTTTTCATTAGCTGTAATAGATGGAGATGGTGATTACCATTATTTAGACAAGAAACATACTACATTTATGCGTGAGTACGCTGTAGATCCAACAGCTACATCTGAAAGAGCAAGACCTTTATATTATGCAGATTTTGATAAAGAACTCTCTACAGCCTCTAACAATGGCTCTACATTAATTGTAACCCCAGTACCAGATCAAGCTTATAATGTAGAATTACATTATCTTTACAAACCAAATTCAATAGTTACAGACACTACAGGAACCTGGATTTCACAGAACGCAAGAAATGCTTTATTATATGGTTCATTAGTGGAAGCTAATATATTTTTAAAGGGTGAAAGCGACATGCAACAGCAGTACGAGCAACGCTTTTTACTTGAAATAACTAGATTGAAAAATCTTGCAGAAGCTCGCGGAAGGAGAGATGAGTACCGGTATGATTCATTGAGGTCTACGGTATCCTAAAAAATACATGGAAAAAATTGAAAGTCTAAAGGGTAAATCAGTAGCCATAGTTGGTATGGGTAAAAGCTGGTTTGATTATAATCTTGCAAAATCACACGGAGTTCACTTTGATGAAGTATGGGCTATAAATGGTGTGGCTAGTGTTATATTTCACGATAGAGTGTTTATGATGGATCCTGCATCTAGGTTCTTAGATACAGAAGATGCTGGTGGTCAAACAGATAGCATGGCTAAAATGCTACAAGAACACAAAGGTCCTATATATACATGCGAGTTAGATGAAAGATGCCCTGGTTTAGTTGATTACCCAATAGCAGAAGTTATAAAAGACACAAATTGCTATTACTTAAACAATACAGTAGCTTATGCAATAGCATTTGCATTGTGGAATGAAGTTGCTGTTCTTAAAATGTTTGGTGTAGATTTTTCATATAAAGGTAATTTACATTTTGCTGAAGCTGGCAGAGGATGTACTGAGTTTTGGTTAAGTAAATGTATAGCAGCAGGAATGCAAATAGAAGTAGCAAGTACATCTGGGTTATTAGACACAGACGTACCAGCAGAACAAAAGTTATATGGTTACCACAGACTAGCTAATCCATTAGTTGTTATGTCTGACTCCGAGGGCTTAAAGGTTGAAAAATTAAATAATTTAGATATAAAGAAAAAAGTACATCAACCTGTGTTAATAGATAGATACGATTCACACTTAACATCTCCAGAACCAAAAAAATGGTAGATCATATAACTCCTGCTGGAGTACCTGGATTAGGGATTATAGAAGCAAAAACCACTAATTACGGTGGTCATCCTCCAGAGTTTTGGGCAGAAAGACTTACTGATAAAATAGTAAGCAATAGCGAAAGCCAAGATCCTTATATAAAAGAACAAGCAAAAGCATACAGAGATATGATTTATCAAGTTTGTTTGATTTATATAAAAAATGCTATAAAATCTTATAAAGCCACTTTGATACAAGATTTATCTGGTCAAGGTAGTGAAGATATAGCAAAAATAATTAAAGGTATTTAATATGGCCATTACATCAACATTAACTACAAGTTTTAAAAAAGAACTATTGACTGCAACACATAACTTTGCAACTAATGGTAATGCTTTTAAACTTGCTCTCTACACAAGTTCTGCAACATTAGGTGCAACCACAACCGCATTTACAACGACTGGACAAGTCAGTGGTACTAATTATACCTCTGGTGGAGCAGCTTTAACTAAAGTAGCTCCTACAAGTTCTGGTACTACAGGTTTTACTGATTTTGCAGATTTAACTTTTGGTACAGCTACTGTTACAGCAAGAGGCTGTATGATCTATAATGACACTAATGGCGATAAGTCAGTGGCAACTATAGATTTTGGTGGAGATAAAACATCCACAGCAGGTGATTTCACTATTGTTTTCCCAGCAGCAGCAGCAAGTACAGCTATTATCAGAATAGCTTAGTCTAGCCTAATATGGCTAATATAACTGGTTGGGGTAGAGGAGCTTGGAGCTCCGATACCTGGGGCGAACCTAATCCAGTTACCCTTACAGGAATAGCAGCAACAAGTGCTGTTGGTTCTGTAACCATCGTAGCGAAAGCTAATGTAATTCCATCTTCACAAGTAGGTACTACTGGTGCACCAGTTGCTGGTGTAAATGCACAAGCTATTGCTTCAATACAAGGTGCTATTGGTACATTGGGTGGAGTTTCAGTTGATGTGGACGGTGAAGCTAATGTTCCTGTTGCAGGTCTAAGTGCTACAGGTGGCGTAGGATCCGTAATAGTTCATCATAATGCTCTAATAAACATAACTGGTGTTTCTGCTACAAGTTCAGTAGGAACAGCAACAACAATAGCAAAAGCTAATGTAATACCAACTGGTCAAGAAGCAACAGGATCTGCTGGATCTATAACACCTACAGGAAAAGCAAACATAACGCTTACAGGTGTATCTTCAACAAGTGCTCTAGGATCTATATCTATTGCTCTTGGTATGACAGTTCAAATAACAGGGCAATCAGCTACTGGATCTGTTGGTAGTCCTTCAGTAATATCAAAAGCAAATGTTGTTCCAACAGGCGTTGAAGCCATTGGTTTAGTGGGAACTATATTAGTATGGTCTTTAATAGATGATACACAAACAAAAAATTATGCTAATATAAATACTGACCAAAGTTCATCCTTTGCTGAAAATAATGAAACACAAACTCCAAACTGGGAAGAGGTAGCATAAAAAATGGCAACTTATGTAAATGATTTAAGATTAAAAGAAATAGCGACAGGTGATGAGTCAGGTACTTGGGGAACAAGTACGAACACCAATTTAGAGCTTATAGCAGAAGCTTTTAGTTATGGCACAGAAGCTATAACAACTAACGCTGATACACATACAACAACTATAGCTGACGGATCTACTGATCCAGGCAGATCAATGTACCTTAAATATACAGGTA